CGCCGCCTTGATGTTTTGCTTCCACCAAAGCATCGCAAAATTATGAGCGACAAGATTCGGAAGCTTCAGGATTCCGGGGCACGGCTGGAGGACGGAACGGAAGTGACGGACAAGACAAAGGCGGTGTTGTGGATTCTGGAAAACGAGGTGGCAGTGTGAGAACGCCAGAAGAAATCAAATCCGAGTTTGAGCGAGAGGGATGCGTTCATCTTTCTGTCGATGAAACGGAAGCCTATTCTGAAATCTTTGGAAAGCAGTCGCCGCCAGAGAGAACTGTATTTTTGACATACAGCCAGACGGTGACGGAGGGAGATAAGACGATAACACGAACCGCCAGCGTCAGTGTGCCTGTTGGATACGATGCCGATGCAATATTGAGCATGTTGCGGGCAAAGGTGAACGGCACGGATCATTTGCCCAATGATGTAACGTTGTAACCCGATTTCCCGAAAACAAACTCGCGAATCATAATTCGTGCTAACGTCCGCACATGGTAATCGCGGACATCGAAGCTGATTTGCTCGAATACGCAGACTTCGAAGAAGTCGCGAGCGTTTCGCGTGCGCGTTCATTCGCGACGGCAGCAAATCGGTGGTTGATTCTCCGGGCAGAGTCTGCGAGTAACCAGAGCAGCTCTTTGTCAATCGGAAAGAATTATGTCGAGAACATGCTGAAGCGTGCTCGTGACTACATCGCAGCGAATGCCGAAGCAAGCAGCAGCGGTTCTGGTGGGGTTCGGTTCCTTGGCGTCGGAGTAAACTTCCGATGAGCCAACAACCTCGCAACCTGCAATCTGAATTTGCTGACGCTCGAGCCGACTACGACGCAAGCCGTCAATCGCGATTCATCCGTCGACGCACTGGCGTTGCCCCAATGGGCAGCGGGCCGGACTATCACTTCCGAACGGAGCAATCCTATTACGATTTGATCGAGCAAGCCCGCGACATGGACCGCAACGATTCGCTCGTTGGGATCCTTGCCGATCGTCGCGTTGACAACATCGTCCAAAGCGGTTTCACACTCGATCCGAAGACCGGAGACAAGGGGGTTGACAGTGCCCTGTGGAACTGGTGGGAAGATTTCAGCACAGATCCAGACCAGTGCGATATTGCCGGGGAGCTTACCTGGAAGGAAATAGAACGGCAGTGCTGTCGCAGTGAATCAATCGATGGTGATATTTCAGTCACTGGAACCGAGGAAGGTTCGTTTCAGGTCTTAGAGGCGCATCTGAATCGAACCAAATCGAAGGTTGATGATACGTTTCTGGGAGTGACAACCGACCGCTACGGGAAAAAGACTCAATTTCACTTCGCCGAAGAGACTGGGACATTCGGCCAATTTACCGAATCGACTCCCGTTGATGTCCGAAACGAAGACGGAATCCGCCAAGTCTTTCACGTCTACAATCCAAAACGGGTTAAAGCATCACGAGGCGTCACGCAGCTGGCTCCGGTGTTTTCGATCTCCGGGATGCTCGAAGACATCAACTTTGCAAAGCTCGTGCAGCAGCAGGTTGTGAGCTGCTTCGCAATCTTCCGCAAGATGGCAGCGGGCGGGAATCGACTCCCAACCGCAGACAGTGCCTACGGTGATCGAACCACCGAAACGACTCCGGCAGGAACCCGCCAGATTGAGGGCGTTTCACCAGGCATGGAGGTCATCGGACAGCCGGGCGAAGAGTTAATGGGGTTCAGCCCAAACGTTCCGAATTCAGAATACTTTCAGCAGGTCAAGCTGATTCTGCAAATCATCGGGGTCAACTTTGGTTTGCCTCTCTGCCTTGTACTGATGGACGGCAGCGAAACGAACTTCAGCGGATGGCGTGGTGCAGTAGATGAGGCTCGAAAGGGTTTTGTTGCAGATCAGGTCAATCTGGTTCGCCGCCTGAATCGACCGGCCTACATCTGGAAGCTGTCGCAGCATCTGCAGACGACAAAAGACGCGGCATTAAAAAAGGCTGCAAGCAAGCTTGGCGATGCAATCTATCGGCACAACTGGAACCTGCCAACGTGGTCATACATCGAGCCGGTTGCGGATGCGGACGGAGACACGAAGCAGCTGCAAAGTGCCTTAACGAGCCCGCGAAGACTTCACGCGGCACGGGGCAAAGATTGGGAAACGATCTCGGAAGAAATCATTGCTGACAACAGCTATGCAATCATCGCTGCTCAGAAACAAGCGGACAAGATTAATGAGGCGTTTCCGGGCGGACCTCAGTTGACGTGGAGAGATCTGATTCCATTGCCAATGCCAGCTGGAACGACAATGGCAATGCAGGATCCAGCGGCGATCGCAGTGCAGGATAAGGCAGTCGAAGCAAAGCCAGAACCGGCACCACCAGCGGCCACTGCAAAGCGAAAGCCACGACAGAAGAAAGGAACCACAAATGCCACCTAAAGCAATCAGAATTGATGGTGTGATTGGAACCGGCAAAGACGAAATATCAGCCGCAATGGTTCGTGAGCAGTTGCCAGAAAATGGAACTGATCCAATCGCTGTCAAGATGCACAGCGAAGGCGGATCCGTCTTCGAAGGGTTTGCGATACACGATGCGTTTGCCGCGTACCAAGGGCCGAAGTCACTCTCGATTGAATCGTCTGCATTCTCAATCGCCAGCTTTATCGCAATGGCCTTTGATGATGTAGAGATCAGCAGTAATGGTTACATGATGCTGCACAACCCCTATGCGGCTGCGGAAGGCGATGACGAAGAGTTCGCGAAACAATCCCAAATGCTGGGGCAGCTTAAAACCTCAATGGTGTCTGCCTATGCGAAACGAAGCGGAAAGTCGGAAGACGAAATTAAAGCCATTCTAAAGGCTGAAACATACCTGAACGCAGAGCAGGCCGTTGCGATGGGATTTGCAAAACGAATCTCAGGACAGCCAGTCATGGGCCGCGCTTTCGCAAAGATCAAGAACATGCCGCACGGAGTTGTTGCTGCCCTATTCGGGGCAGGCTCGGACGGCGAACACCGCGAAACGACAGAAGGAAAACCAATGTCAACATCGCAACCAGTCGCCGCCACTCTGCAAGAGATCAAAGCGGCATTCCCGAAGGCGAAAGCTGATTTCGTCGTTAAGTGTCTTGAGCGAGCGTTGCCAATGGCATCTGTCGCACAAGCAGCCGTCGAAGAAATGATGGCAGAAAACGACCAGCTGAAGACTCAGTGCAAAGCGATGGAAGACGAGCTTGCCAAATACAAGGCAGACATTTCCATCGACACTGATTCGGAAGACGAAGAAGACGACTCGGAAGAAAAGCCGATGCCGGACGCAAAAGCGGAAATGGATGAAGACAAAGTCGACGCCAAGGCAAAGGCTCGCGGGGTCCGTCCAGTTGCTAAGGCTCGCACAGCAGGACCATCAGCAAGCGTTCGCTGGAACAAGGCGGTCGAGGAAGCACTTCCTAAGTGCAACGGAAACAAGATGAAAGCGGTAGCCCTTGCCAACCGCACAAATCCGGGACTCCGCGAAGCGTTCATCAAAGAAACAAACGCCCGCTAATCGTTCCAGCGTCTCAAACAATTCAATCCTTCCGTAAGGAATCAATATCATGAGTCAGTATTTTGAATCAGCCTGTGTTCCAGACACAGCAGCAGGGGCGGTTGCTCAGTTCCTGCGAGTCAAGACCGCCGGAGCTATCGCCACCGCTGGTGCACTCGATCAGTCGCTGGGCACGATGGAACTGCCATGCACAGCAGCAGGCCCGTGTACTGTTCGCCTGAAGACGGCGGAAGGTACTCGCAAGATGGTGGCCGCTGCTGCCATCAGCAAAAACGTATACGTTTACGGGGCGGCCGGCGGAAAGATTTCAAGCGTTGCGAACGGCAACATTGAAGGTATTGCCAAGGAAACAGCCACGGCAGACGGAGATGTGATTGAAGTTCAGTCGGTCAACCAGGTCAACCTGAACGAAATCACCTTGGCATCGGCTTCAGGAGCGATCACGCTCGCTCCTGGAACTGTGGTCATTACGAAGACTGGTTCACTCGCGGCAATGACACTGGCTGCTCCAACGGCAGCCCAGAACGGCATGATTCTGCGAGTGACATCAGCAACCGCATTCGCACACACAATCACAGCCACTGGCCTGATTGATGACGGTGTGACTGGTGGAAGCAAAACGACTGTCACCTTTGCAGCGTTTGCTGGGGCAAGCTGCGAACTGATGGCCTACGAAGGAAAGTGGCACACGTTAAGCCTGAAGGCAACCACTGTTTCCTAATTGAAGCCCGATGCGTCGCCGGGTGGAGGTGGCCACCAAAGCCCGGCGACTTTTTCTAAGTTCATTCAATCGCGTTGCATCGGGAAGAAAGAAATGCAATGCCATCTCCAACCAGCAGTCTTGCCACACAGCGGCCAGACTTGGCAACGTTCCTCGAATTTGACCTTGAGTCAGAAAAGAACGGCTACGTAGCCACACAGGTATTCCCAGTGATCGACGTTCAGTCGCAGGCTGGGAACTTTGGAAAGATCCCAATTGAGCAGCTGCTTCAGCAGCGAGACACAAAGCGAGCCCCAGGAAGCGGATATGCTCGCGGAACATGGACATTCGACAAGGCTGTCTATGCCACCGAGGAACACGGTGCGGAAGAACCAGTCGACGACCGTGAAGCAAAGATGTATTCGGAATACTTCGTTGCCGAGCAGATCAGCACTTTGCGAGCGTTCTCTGCAGTGCTACGGAACGCAGAGCAGCGTGTCGCTGATGCCGTTTTCAACACGACAACGTGGACAGGCAGCAGCTTGACCACAGCGGTTGCTACACCTTGGAGCACCCTGGCTTCAGCGGTTCCAATTACCAACGTCGAAGCGGCTGTGCAGAAGGTGTACGACAACAGCGGTCTGTGGGCCAATGCCCTGATCATCAACCGCAAGGTGTTCCGGAACCTTCGCAACTGCTCATCCATCATCGACCGCATCAACGCGAGCGGTGCTGGGAGTCCGTCAAAAGCCAGCGACGTCACTGTCGAAATGCTCAAGGCGGTGTTCGACCTTGACTATGTCATCGTTGCTGGCACGAGCAAAAACGGTGCAAAGGAAGGCCAGACGGCTTCACCATCTCAGATTTGGTCAAGCTCTTACGCGATGGTGTGCAAGATCGCAACCAGCCCGGACATGCGTGAACCGTGTATCGGCAGAACGTTCCACTGGTCGCAGGACGGCTCGAGCATCGGCGGAACGGTTGAAACATACCGCGAAGAAAAGAGCCGAAGCGACATTATCCGAGTTCGTCACGATGTAGACGAAGTGACCTTGTACGCAGAAGCCGGGCACCTGCTCAGCAACATCACATAAGGCGTAAGCAAATGGGAACCGTGTTTGACTCACAGTTTGCAGCCTCTGCATTCCCCGGACTGCTCGATCTGTTCGGGGAGTCAATCACGTACCTCCCAGCAGCAGGCGGGCGGCGTCCGATCCAAGCCATCGTCGAACGAAACCCGCCTGCTATTTTTGACGCCTCTGGAAATGCCGTACTGCCGACCGCGACGATTCGCGTGTTCAATTCATGCCGCTCCGGGATCAGTTCCAGAGAGGTCAACATTGGGACGGATCAAATCGAGATGGTCGGCAAGATCGGCGAAACCTTACCGAAGACGTTTAGTCTGATGACGATGACCTCACAAGACGCAGGCGTGACTGTACTGGCACTGATATGACCGAACCTGTTGTTGAGCAAATCATGCAGAATGTCCGCACGAGAATGGCGGCGGCGTTCGACGATGTTTACCGCTCAACACGAATCGGAACATGGCAGCCGAAGGATTTGGTGCTGAATGTGCATCAGGGAGTGCTCACGCCAAATCCGGAATTGTGTTGCCCTGGCAATCCTCCTGCACAGGCATACGACCTCGAGGCTATCGTTGCCGGAATTGTCAAACCATCTGACAGTGAAACGACAGCGGTAGACACGTTTAAGAATCGGCTCGGTGCTGACATCATTGCTGCAGCCACTGACGCTACCAACTGGCATTCATGGGGGAACTTGGCGATCAATACTGTGATTGGGACAGTTGAAGAGTACGTTGAAGAAACAGGCGGCATTCAGGGTGTGATGGTTAGGTTCACGATCACGTTTCGAGTCAGCGAAAACGACCCGTACACAGTCAGGGGCTAAATGATCGAAATTGAGATCAAGCCAAAGCAACTGAAGCGACTGCGGGAGGCTGTCGGTAAGTCGAAAAAGAGCATCAAGAAAGAACTGGCTGGAGCCATCAACGCTACCAGCAAGAAAACAAAACTGCAGGTCGGGCGAGACATTCGCAAGACCGTCAATCTGAAAAAGGATGAGGCAGAACGGCCACTGAGTTTACGAGCGACGGCAACGGAAAGCAGTCTGGTTGCAATCGTCTCACTGAAGAAAACAAAACGGCTCGGACTTAGACACTTTGGAGCACGACAGGACAAGCGAGGCGTTTCGTACAAGATCAGCAAGACCGGCGGGCGTTCACGAGTCAACGGAGCATTTCAGGGACCAAGGCCGGGCGTGATGAAGATGAGCTGGAAGGGTAACGCCTTCAAGCGAGTTGGCAAAGAACGTTTGCCGATCGTCATGCTCAAAGGTGTTTCAGCGTTTGGAGCCTATGCAAAGAACGACTTGGAAGGCCCGCAGGTCAAAGAGATCAACGCAGAGTTGTCGAAGCAAATGGAACGACGAATCAACCTCAACATTCTCCGGGCGAATGGCCTGGTCAAAACATAGGAACACACAATGCCATTGCTACGACGAAAAGCAGTCTTTGCGGCCAAAGTTGAGGCGACAATCGGAACGGCGGAAAGCCTGTCTGCATCGGAAGGTGCATTCAACGCGGAAGAGTTCACGATTCAGCCAAATATCGCCATGACGCGCCGGGAAGGTCAAGGCGGGTTCAATTATCTGCCAAGTATGCCAGAGGGTATGACGGGAACATGCACCGTCAAGTTTCCAATGTGGTACGACGGCACAACGGTGCCAACATGGGCATCAGTGCTGTTCCCCGCTTGCGGTTGGGTAGAAACGACAGGAACGTTCTACCCGCTGTCACAGGCTCCAGGCAGCAACGTCAAGACACTGACAATAGGCCACTACAAGGACGGAAAACGAGCTTTGTTGTCCGGTGCTATGGGAACGTTCAAAATCATGTGCGAAACTGGCAAGACGGCCTATATCGAATTCACCTTCACTGGCAAGTATTCGACGAACGAAACCGACACAGCAATCATTTCACCGACATATCCGTCAACTACTCCGCTGCGATTCGCAAACGGGGCACTGACGTGGAACTCGGTTGCACTCTGCACATCGAAGGTCGAGGTTGATGCGGGAAATTCCGTCATCATGCGGGAATGCGTCAACTCCTCCGACCGCTCGGGCTATGTGTCGGCACTTGTCACGAATCGTGCCCCGATCATTACGGCAGATCCTGAGTCCGTTCTGGTTGCAACGCAGGACCGTGATTCACTGTGGCTGACTCCGACCGCTCAGGCGTTCTCGATGCAGATTGGATCGACCGGAGCTTCCGTAACGATTGCAGCCTCGAAAGCTCAGCTGGAGAACAAGCAGCAGGGCAATCGAAACGACATGATGACCGACGAACTCACCTGGCTCGCAACAGCAGCCAGCAGCGTCGATAACGAACTTACCATTGCTTTTGACTGAAAGCGTTTATGCCTCGTAGTCTTGACCCAAATTCTAAGCTGACAATGGTTCTGGCGTGCGACGTTGACAAGACTCCGCAGCCAAAGATTTTCGCCAAAGCGCCGACGCTGAACCAGCAGCGGAAGTTAATTGGACTGATGGGATCTCTGGATGGCGGCGACTTGGCGGCCAAATTCGATGCCATCATTGACGCGGCGTCTGTCTGCCTGACGGGATGGGAAAACATTGACGTCCCATTCAGCAAGGAAACTATTGGCGACGTCTTGACGCTTGACGAGCTTTTGGAAGTGTTCACGTTTCTAATTTCGGCCACTGTGCCAACTGTTGATGATAAAAAAAAGTTAGAGTCGCAGCCCTCCTGAGATGCGGAGAGCTGTGTAAGTCGTGCGTGGGGAAATGCCAGAACATTGTATCGGAGCAGTTCCCCGCAGAGATCGAGTGTCCGGAATGTGGCGGGGAAGGATGCCGGCACTGTGAGCAAGGTTGGTACACGGTTAAGGAATGCCCATCGAAATACATCGGGCAGGAGTTGATTTCAGACGTTCAGATTGTGGCAGCATGTGACCAGCATTTACCAGTTGTCGGCGGATTGCTTGATCAGTCGGCATGGTGGTTTGAACTCAGACAACTGCTCAGAAGCGAAGAGCACAAGATTACCGAAGAACAGATGAAACGGCGGACATAATGGCGACGAACGGCATTGACTTTGTAATCGGCGGAAAGGACAAGGCACAACCTGCCATGACTTCCGTGGAAAAGTCTTTGCAGCGTTTGGAGCAAAAGACAGACAGCGTTGCGGCGTCAACAAAGAGACTTGCTGACGTTGGCACCGTGTTGGCTGGTGCATACGGATTGGTCAAGACCGCAATTGCAGCATTAGGCGGGCTGGAAAAGATCAACGCGGCCTATGCGGTGCAGACCAAAGCCGTCAAAGATTTGACATCCGCACTGTCCGTCCGAAGTTCGCAAGGCAAAGAACAATCAGCCCAAATGCAGGCATTTGCGGCTGACCTGCAAAAGCTCACTGGAGTCGGCGATGAAACCACGATAGGGCTGATGGCACAGGCTGCCGCTATGGGGTTCGCGTCGGACAAGATCGACGACGCAACGAAGGCGGCTGTCGGGCTGGCTGACGTCACGGGGAAGAGCCTCGAAGCGTCCCTCTCTGACGTTAAGTCTGCACTCGAAGGAAACTTTGACGCATTCGTGGGGCTGAATCCGCAGATTATGTTCATGCGGTCGAATCAGGAAAAACTCGCGGCTGTTATGGCCATTGCTGAGCAGGGGCTGCAGGCACAGTCGCAAAACCTGAATACCGTGGAAGGTGCTGGTAAGCGTGCGTCTGGGGCGTTCGGGGATCTGCTTGAAACGATCGGTGCAATCGTGGCTCCGATTCGAGTTCTGGTTTCAGCTGGAATCCAGACGCTTTCAGAGTCATTGCAAACGCTGCTGATTCCTGTTGCCCAATACGCAACGCAAGTGCTGGAGAATATCGGCCCGGTGATGGATTGGGTTAAAGAGAAAGTCACTCAAGGCGTCAACCTGATCATCGGGGCGTTTACGTTCCTCGAAGTCATCCTGACAAACCTTGGCAATGTTTGGGAGATCGTAAAGTCCACAGCAGAGTTGGCCATGATTTACGTCAGCGAGAACATAATGCACACGCTGACAAAAGTCATTCCGGCCTATGCGATGTGGTTTGCGGAGAATTTCGTAAACCTGTTTAAGGACGCATTCAACGGCGTTATCGCAGTCATCACGAACGCGGGCCGCATCATTGGCGAAATGGTTTACCAGATCTTTGCGTTCATTGCCTCGGGCGGTGAAGGCGGCATCGAAGGCTTGATGTCAGGTCTGGGAGAAGCCGCCAGCATCAGCCTGCTTGATGGCTTTAAGTCGTCGCTAACATCGCTGCCAGAGATCGCAGAACGGCAATTGACGGCACGCGAAAAAGACCTTGCCGACAAGATCGGTGCGGTTGGTGGTCGGTTAGGGCAAGAGTTCAGCGACAAGATGAGCGAGCGAATGCTGGGCGTTGGTTCAGCTTTGGGCGATGAGGTGAAGAACGCAACGTCTCAGATCAATCTTAAGGGGCGTCCTGCGATGATTACTCAGGGCGTTCAGGCCACCGAAGGACGATTGCTCACTCGAGGGCCGGGATCGTCACTGCCCAACAAACTCGACGAAATAATCAATCTGCTGAAGCGACCACCTAAACCTCCAGAGAAGCAGAAGATCCTTGTGCAGATTGATGAACAGCAGATGCAGATCTGGGACAAGGTTGAAAAGAACACCTCCAATACGGTCCAGATGGAGGCGATAGCGTGAGCGGAACGATTACGGCAGTCACTCAAATGTGGAGCAGAAACGGCGGAAGTTATTCTTCCGCAAAGTTCGACACGTTTGCAAACTCGTGGACGATCACAGAGGCGTACTGCGTTGTATGTACGGTTGACACGGATATCAAGACGGTTCGAGAGGCAACAGGCATTCCGCAGTTTGGAACGGCACATTCCACAGAACTCGGAGCCTATGTCGAAAGCGTGAATCCGGAACAGATCAGCCCGATTCTATGGATCGTCACCGTTGGCTATGTTGGAACCGCTCCGGACGCGGGAGACGTGGAAGTCGACTGGAGCGATGCGGCCACATCGGAACCGATCGACCGCGACTACAACGGTGCAGCAATTGTAACTGCAAACGGTGAGCAGGTCGAAGGACTGAACGTAGAAGTAGCCGATCAGGTTTGCGTAATTCGTCGGCGGTTCATGACGCTCAACACCTATGCCATTGGAGCGTATCGGCAAGCCGTCAACTCTGACACGTTTCTTGGCTGGCCACCTGGAACCGCACGGCTGGTAGGATGGCAGGCTAAGAATAAATTCAAATACGGTGCTCCGCTGGAACAATGGGACGTGACTGCCCGCATTCAGTTTCGAATGCCATTCGGTGGGGCGACTGCTGAGAAGGCATGGTACAAACGCTGGCGACACGAGGGCATGTATGTGAAAGTGGATGGAGTGATTCAGCGTGCACGAGATCCGCTCGGGCAGGAAACATCGCGCCCAGTTCTGCTGAAGACTGACGGAACGCTCGAAACAGATCCTAGTGCCGCACTGTTCAAATACACGCAGGTTTACGGAACAATCGCATATTCTGGGCTAGGGCTGCTATGACAAACACAATAAAGTTTTCGTCGCGCACGCATTTTGTTCGCGGAACCTACAACGAACAGATTCCGCAGTTCAAAGAAGTCGAGATTGCAACAACGTCCGAACTCACCAGTGACAACGTGCAGGTAGTTGGTACGACTCACGAAGTCATTGCGGCCGGAGACGTTACGGACTCAGCACGCTGCGAGATTGAGAATATCCACGCTACAGCAACGATCTCGGTCGGTGGTGACTCAACAGGATCGTTCGTGCTATGGTTCACGATCCCGGCAGGAGAAAAGGCCGTCTTGCCTCGTGTTGGTGCGTTGGCGTCGACCTATCTGAAATCGTCGGCAGCATCAACTCCAGTGAGAGTAACTTTGCATAAGGTTTCGTGATGGCCGAAATGCAACGTATCGGCGTAGTTTCGCCGGAGCAGATGCACGCGATGTGGCAGGACTACCTGACACGTCAGCAGCTCGCGCCGCAACTCCGCTATAACTATCCGCAACGCAGGCCTGTCGAAGACGTCTCTCCGCATCGTGTGAAAGTCAAGAACGACAGCGGAGAAATCATTCCAGCATTTGCCTGTATGCGAATCACGGGCGTCGAAGACATCGGCGGCCAAACGTGCATCAAGGTTGAGAAGCCAACGTCCACCGATGGTGAGTTCCTATTTAACTCACAGTTTGCAATTGCAGTACCGGCGACTGGTGAGCTTGGCGTAGGCTGGGCATATCGTCACGGCGTTGTGACGATGCTGGGCAATGAGCCGACAGAACCGGGGGCGGCGTTCGGGCCGATCGTGGGGTCATGGGAAATTGAAGAGGGCGGGGATAAGTTC